ATGAAAATATTTTTTTATACAATATTTATTTTATTAAAAAAAATTAAAAAAAATAAAAAAAGAAATGATTTTATCTACTAATGATTATATTAGGAATTAATGAAACATCGCATGATGCATCAATATCTTTAATAAAAGATGGTGAGATACTTTTTGCTGGACATGCAGAAAGATATAGTAAGAAAAAAAATGACTGGTATAACAATGATGAAATTATACTAGATGCACTAAGTTATGCAACACCAACACATATTGCATATTATGAAAAGCCACAGTTAAAAAGATCTAGGCTTATTTTAAAGGGAGGGGTTGGAGATTGGAAACCAAATATTCCAATAAATCTTCCAGTAAAATATTTTAAACATCACTATTCACATGCAGCAGCAGGATACTATACTAGTAGTTTTAGTGATGCTGTTATTGTTGTTCTTGATTCAATTGGTGAATATAACACTTCTACTGTCTGGGTTGGAGAAGGAAATAAAATTAAATTAAAATATAAACAAAACTATCCTGTCAGTTTTGGATTATTTTATTCTGCTTTTACACAATTAGTTGGATTAAAACCAAATGAAGAAGAATATATTTTTATGGGCATGGCTGGATATGGAAACCCAGACAGATATTTTGATCAAGTAAATTCTTATTTCCCATCAATTACAAAACAAAAATATAATTTTCATAAGGGAATACATGATTTTAATTGGGGGAATATCCCGTGTATGGCTGGATGGGAAAATAAATCTAAGTCTTTGTTTGATCAAAGAAATTTTGACCTAGCAGCAGCAGTTCAAAAAATTTATGAGTTAAGACTTGCTGAGTTTATGAATATGGCAAAGAGCATTACTGGAAAAACTGAATTAGTTTTTATGGGTGGTTGTGCACTAAACTGCTCTGCTAATACTATGCTATGGGATATATTTGATGATGTTTGGATTATGCCAAACCCAGGAGATGCTGGATCATCTTTAGGTGCAGCAGCAGCACTATATGGAAAACATATTGAATGGAAAACTCCATATCTTGGACATAATTTAGGTGGGGAATATCCAATAAATGAAATAATAACTAATTTAATCAGAGATAAGATAGTTGCAGTTGCATCTGGTAGAGCAGAGTACGGACCAAGAGCATTAGGAAATAGAAGCATATTGGCAGATCCTAGAGACCCAGATATTAAAGACAAAGTTAATCTTATTAAACAAAGAGAAATGTTTAGACCTTTTGCCCCAGTAGTATTAGAAGAATATGCAGATAAATGGTTTGATATGGATTTTGACTCTCCTTATATGCAATATGCAGTTAAATGTTTACAACCAGAAAAAATACCATCGGTGGTTCATAAAGATGGTACGTCTAGAGTACAAACAATAAATAAAAATCAGCATCCTGGACTTTATGGCGTTTTATCTAATTGGCATGCACTTACTGGAGTTCCAGTATTACTTAATACTAGTTTAAATATTAAAGGACAGCCATTACTAAATGATAAGTTAGACATAGAAAAATGGCAAAAACAATATAATTTCCCTATACTGTCCTAATCTGATATAATATATTTGTACCTGCCAAAAGGGGGTACAAAAATGAAACTCGCTGAAAAGGAGATATAAAATGGTAAGTTCATTTGCATTGGATCTTTTTAAGGATCCATTTTTTATTGGTTTCAACCGTGAGTTGGACCGTTTAAATACAGTACATAATCTAGCAACTCGTCAGGCATATCCGCCATACGATATTCTTAAATTAGACGAAGACACATACAAGTTGTCTTTAGCCGTTGCTGGATTCTCTAAAGATGATATTAATGTATCCGTAGATAATGGAACATTAATCATTAAGGGAGAAATTATTGAGGTAACAGATGCAGAAATTGTTCATAAAGGCATTGCTGGTAGAAAATTTACTCGTACTTTTGCTCTTGGTGAATACATGGAAGTAACTGGTGCTGAAATGAAAGATGGTATGTTACATATTGATATTGATCGCATTGTTCCAGAGGATAAGAAACCAAAGGATATTGTAATCAAAGTTGCCAAAAAGTAACGATTAGTATATAATAGATATGTTGTAATTAACAACATTTTAGTCCTGAGCATGACTATAAAAACTGCTCTTAAAATTAGGGGAATAAATGGAATTAAATAAAGAGGTGCAGGTTTTAAAAAATAAAATATTTTATATTAAAGATTTTTTATTTTCAGAAACATGCGACCTTTTGGTTTCAACATTTTCTGGCAACCATTTAGTTGAGTCCGATCAACCTGGAATATTTGCTAGCCTTGGAAGCGGAAAAGGAGAACACGAAAGTTTTGATATTAGTGGTCTTCAAAAAGTATCTAATAGGTATCCAGATAAAGATATAAATATAGGAATTGATATTTTTACAGGATTGCTTACTAACATTGAAAAAACTGCATCAAACTTATTTAATAAAAACCTTATGTTAAAATCATATTTTTATAGTCATATGAAAAGTGGTGGCAAAAATTCATTACACGTTGACAACTATGATGAAAAACACTCTAAAGATTACTCAGTTATATTATATTTAACAAATTCTTATTCTGGAGGAAACGTAGTATTTCCAAAACAAGAGTTAACAATAAAGCCAGACCCAGGAACATTAATTGCTTTTGTTGGATCAGAAGATATACCTCATGAAGTAGAAGAGGTTATTGATGGAGATAGGGTTAATATAATATGTTTTTTACATGAAAGGAGAGATAGATAATTATGGCATTGTACGAATATGATTGTATGCCTTGTGGTACTAGAGTAATCAAGGAAAGGTCTATAAGTAGTAATGATCCAGGATATCAATGTGAAACTTGTAATAAACCGTTAGTTCGTGTATACTCTAATGTAAGTGCAATTTTTAACGGTACTGGATTTTATTCAACCGACAACAGAAAGTAGATGTATAATATGATTATGAGTAGCGTTGTTAAAGACCATCCAAGCGTAGTTTCAAAAAAATATTTATTAAATGCAACTGATCGCTGTGATAGTTGTGATGCACAGGCATACGTTAAGGTAAAGGGTTTATCTGGAGAATTAATGTTTTGTAGTCACCATTATAATAAAATTATGAATGATAAAGATGGATATACAAAAATGATGTCTTTTATGCTTGAAGTTATTGATGAACGTGAAAAACTTATAGAAAACAAACTAACAGGGAGTTCAAACTAATGTATGAGTATTTTGTTAAAGAAGTAAAAAATGTTGTTGATGGAGACACCATTGATGTAATTATTGATTTAGGATTTGATATTTTATTTTCATCTCGTGTTCGTTTGGCTGGTATTGATACGCCAGAATCACGTACAACCGATAAGGCTGAAAAGGCTTTAGGTATTGAGGCTAAGGAATATTTAAAGAAACAACTTAAAGATGCTAAGTCCGTAGTTATTCGTACAGAAAAAATGGATTCATCAGAAAAATATGGTCGTATTCTTGGTTGGGTATATATTAATGGAGAATCAGAATCAGTTAATAATAAAATGATTAATGATGGATATGCTTGGGGATATCTTGGTGAGACTAAGATTAAAGACTTTGAGGCATTAAAAAAGGCTAGAGTAAAGTCTGGAAAATGAAAACTGTTTTTTATTTTACAGCAGACTGGTGTGGTCCATGCAAACAAACAAGACCAATTGTTGAAGACATGAAAAAAGATGGTTTTGAATTTCAAATAATAGATGCTGACTATGAACAATTATTGGTTAAAAGATTTGAAATAAAATCTATTCCAACTTTTATATTATTTGAAAATGGAAAAGAAATAAATCGTATAACTGGGGCACAAACTAGGGAAAAGTTAAATGAGTTTATCAACTATGAAAAAAATATTCAAGAGAATATTTAATCCAGACGGAAAAATAATGTCATCGGAAGAAGACGAAATTATTGAAAATTTAATCCTTGAGGGAGCACTTGAGGTAGTAGGCATTGACTCTGAAGATGGTTCATTACTATACTCATTTACACCTAAAATAAAAGAAGTTATGCCAGAATTATATAATGATCATATGAATAGCGTTAACTCTGAAATACTTTCTTTATGGGAAAGAGGGTATGTAGACATAGACTTTTTGTCAAAAGATCCCCTAGTTACCCTTACAAAAAAATCATTTGATAAGTCAGAAATGTCAAAACTGGATAAAAGAGATAAATGGGCCATAGAAGAACTTAAGCGTCTTTCTAGGACTAACCCATTTACTAGATAAATTTAAAAACTGATATACTGTATATATATAAACTAGGAGGTTTACTATGCCAGTAGGCGGAGGCAAAAAACCAGCAGGTGGATACCGTGCTGGTAAAAAGGGTAGTTACGGATGCGATGGTTATCCAACAGTAAGTGCAGATGGAACAGTACATGGATGTCATCCAACAAAGGCTAAGGCAGCAGCACAGGCTCGTGCCATTTGGGCAAGTACTACTCGTAAATCTTTATCAGCAGTAGAAAAGGCAATGGTAACAGAGGGTGACTTTGTTATGTTTATTTGTGAAGAAGATGAAATTAAAGTTGGTCAAGTTGAACATGTAATGACAGAAGGTATGTTTGGTCTTACTGGTTCAGAGTATGCAATGGAAGCAAATCCAACAGATCCAGTTTTATCTATTCGTGTATTTGAAGAAGAAGATGGTGTTTGGGAAGCAACAGAAGAATTACGTGGACATAGAGCATCAGAAGCAGTTAAGATTGAATCAATTCCAGTTTCAGTTGAAATGGTTATGGAAATGGGATCAAATAATTCTGGTATACCATCAACACCACAAGAATCAGATTTAGAAGCAATGTATGATACTCAAATAGGTAAATCATATGAATCAGATAATGAAGAAGAAGATAAATGGGATAATATGACTAAGGCTTGCTGGACAGGATATGAACAACGAGGAATGAAAGAAAAAGATGGACGTATGGTTCCTAATTGTGTTCCTGTAAGTAAATCAAATGATTCAGAAAAACGTGACTATTCTACTTCATCTCGTGAAAGAATGGCAGAATCAGGAAATGCAATGCCTGATGGATCATTTCCAATTGCAAATCGTGCAGATTTAATGAATGCTATTCGTTCTGTTGGTCGTGCAAAAGATTATGAAAAAGCAAAAGCACATATTATTCGTCGTGCAAGAGAACTTGGTGCAACAGATATGCTTCCAGAAGATTGGAGCAATATGGCTCGTAAAGGTATGACTGGCTGGGGCGGATCAGTATTTGATTTAAATCCGTTTAAAAAATAATGGCTAGAAGATCTTCGGGTTCTTATCATAAAGACCACGGCTTTAATCCAATACAAATTAAAGATGGTTGGATTGTAAGATTAAGAAAAGATGGAACAATTAAACAAAGAGTAGAAAAGTATGCTCCTGGAAAGTTAAAGGAAAAAAGGTAATGGCTGATACATATATTCCAAATGCTGGTATGAAGGCTGCTGCACGTCGTGCATTAAAATGGAAAGAAGACGGTAAAGCAACAGGTGCTGGAACTCCAGTAGGTTGGGGTAGAGCAACAGATATAGTTGCTGGTAGAGCAATGTCTCTTAGTACTGTTAAAAGAATGTATTCATTTTTTTCTCGTCATGAGGTAGATAAAAAGGGTAAGGGATTTTATAGTGGTCCAGAGTTTCCATCTAATGGAAGAATTATGTGGGATGCTTGGGGTGGAGATGCAGGTTTTTCATGGAGTCGTGCAATTGTAGAAAGAGAAAAAAAGCAAGTAGAAAAGGTTTGGCAAGGAACTGCATTTGATTTAAGGAAATAACGCATGGAATATTTATTAATTATAGGCTTGACATTGCTTCTTTCTTGGTCTATAATTAAGATATCAAACAAAAAAAGAATAGCATTTTTAAAAAAAAATAAACATAGACAAAGCGATGTTTATGAAATGATAAAAAATGTTATTCCAAAACAAAGGTTTGATAAACCAAAGATTATAACTCAATCTCAAAAACATGTTCAAAAGAATATGTTGAGGGTAATTATAACTGAGGGAAAGGCATATTGGATATTAGATAATGTTTTTTATAGTGCTACTGCTACAAATGGTAGAGTAGATGAATCCACTGTAAAACCATTAAACTTTGAAAATATGCCAAAAAAAGAATTAGATAAAATGTTATCTATACTTGATGACTTAAAACAAGGGGTAGAAATAAATGATAGTGGCAGTGCAGGGAACCAAGGAGTTTAAAGACTACAACGTATTTTTACGTGCCATGAGTGTTGCCTTGGGTGAAATGAAAGACGGAGATAATGAATTTATTATTTATTCCGCTGGACCTGCAAAAGTAAACAATTTTGTTTCAGAGTTCTCTAATTTATCTGAGCGTGGAATGAAAGCAAGGGGTCGTAAGATTAAGTTTTATAATACTGCTCCAAAATGGTTAAGTGAAAATATTAAACAAGTAAACTATTTTATTTTTTTAAGTCGTCCAAAAGAGTTAAAATCAAAATTAGTTTTAAATGCAGAGGCAAACAACATTGATGTTGGCCTTTTTCAATATTAGGAGAAGAATATGATTATTAAAAGTTTAAATACAATGGAAAAAATTGTAAATAAAAATTCAAATTTAATGTGGGATGGCTGGAATGTTATTGATTTAAAAGAATCAAATATAGCAAAAACTTCTCCTATTGGAATTAGAGTAAAAGATAAATGGTACTTGCATAAAGTATATAAGCCTAATCGTAATGGCTGGGATATACCAAATAAGTATAAGGATTAATCTTGAAGCAGCATTTATGGAAAGATGAGGCTTCTTGTTTAGGTCTTGATAATAATTTATTTTTTGATACGTATGAAGAAGACGTATCAGTAAGACCAATGGTTGATTCTATTTGCTCATCATGTCCAGTTAAAAAAACTTGTTTTGCAGTTGGTGTTTCTAGTAAAGAGTGGGGCGTTTGGGGCGGGGTATACCTAGAAGGTGGAGATATATCTAGAGAGTTTAACAATCATAAGACTAAGTCACATTGGGCTAATACTTGGGAATCCCTAACTATGGAAAAGTAAAATGTATACAAATGATATGCGTAGGGCTTTTCATTCAATAATACCTCCCAAAGGATTTAGTGTTGAACTAATTGACAATCAGCACTTTCTTACGATAAAATTAGATGAAAAAAAGTTTAAGTTAATGGTTCATGATGAAAAAATACAAGCCTTGCAGTATGTGGTTCAAGTAAAAAAGGCTTTAGAAATGAATGGGGCAATTGTGTTAGTTACTAGAGAAGCAATAAAATAATGCAAACATTTTTACCTTATAGTAACTATGAAGAGTGTGCTGAAATACTTGATAGTAAACGTTTAAATAAACAGATATTAGAGGCTTATCAAATACTTAAAGTTCTATCTGGTCAGTCTCCTTCAGGGGCTTGGCGTAATCATCCAGCGGTACTAATGTGGAAAAATGCTGAAACATCGTTAAGGTCATATGCTAAAACCATGATTAAAGAGGCTACAAGGCGTGGTATAAAGACGGATAGAAACGAAGCCAATATAGACAGCCTAGAAGCCCTTTGCGGTGGTATATGGGGCACTGATAAGCCTTTCTGGTCAAACAACTCTAGCCCACACCTTAAACGTATTAATATAACCCATAGAGCCAATCTGTATCGTAAAGATCCAGTATATTATGCTGAGTTTTATAAAGATACTAAAAGTAATAATAATAAACCATGCTGTGATAAATGTTTATATTATTGGGCAACTCATGCCATCAGGAATGGAGTACAATAGACAATATGGAACTGGTATTTAGTATATTTTTTGCCACCCTCGCATTTTCTTTTGGTTTAGCATATTGGGCAACTTTTGATAAATTAAAAAAATGTAACCTATTAATAGCACAACTATTTATAAAGAATAAGGCATTAGAGCAAATTTCTTTTCAATTAAAAAATAGTACAGGCCCTTCTGATGATGTAGTACATAAAGAAAATTTTATAAAGTTTTTATCTGATTCAAGAGACTGGGCATTTGGCTATATAGAGGATGTTCAAAAAGGATTAACTAAGTTTATTGAAGAAGTAGATCCAAGCATTAACTATTTTTCAGAATTTAGTACACTTTCTGAAGGTCACCCATTACATGATGATATGAAAAAAATATCTATTGCTTATAAAGATTTAAAAAAGTTTTTACCAGAAGACTACGAAACTAAAAAATGAAATTTTATTATTTCGGTGGACAGTTTACTGATGGTGAAAGTTTAGAAAAAGCGTCTACCTTAGATAAAAATAATTTTGATGGTTTAATGTTTACTTATGATGCAACTCAGGGAGATATGTTTGTAAGAACTGCAAAAGACATAAAGGCTAATGAAAAAATTAAATATTTGGTTGCAATTAGACCGTACACAATATCTCCACAATATCTTTATACAATCCATGATTCAATAAATGAAATAATGGAAGATAGACTTCAGATAAATTTTATAGCAGGATATATTAAAGATCATGAATCCGATGTTGGTGGAATAGTTACTGGAGTAAATGATCAATCAACCTCAGTTGATAGGTCAAATTATTTAATTGACTTTGTTAAAACGCTAAATGAAATGTCAAAAAATAGAAAAAATAAAAAATTATTAGATTTTTATATATCAACAACAAATAGTTATATTTTTAATGTAGCAAAAAAATATAAAAATAAAATTATACTTCCTTATCATGTATATAAACGTGGATTTTGGTCTGACACTTATGACACAAATAATTATGTTGATATAAAAGATATGGAAGTTATGATAGCAATGACTCCAATTATTAGAAAAAATGAAGAAGAACTTGGTTTATTAACAAACTATGCTTTAAAACCTGTTTGGAAAAAGGGAGAAGTTCCAATAGTTATAAGTGATGTAGAATATTTTACACATGAAAGTTTTTCTGATTTTGTTGAAATGCTTGAAAAAGATGGAATAAATCATTTATTAATAAATGCTATTCCTCCAGAAGAAGTTCATACTATAGTTCCTTTTATTAAACAATTCGTAGAATCAAAAAAAACACATAAAGTAAAGGAAGCAATATTACAATGAAAGATATTTTACTATCAACACTAACAGGTTTTGGATGCGGAGTCGTGTTTGCTGCATTCAAATTGCCAGTACCAGCACCACCAGTTTTTGCGGGAGTCGCAGGAATTATTGGTTTATGGATTGGCTTTACATTACTAACACGAGTTATATCCTAGGAGGAATAATGAATAACTTACTAAATGATAAAACAAAAGCAATGCTAGCCTCATACGGAAGATCCGTTCTTGGTTCAGTAATTGCACTCTACATGGCTGGTGTAACTGATCCAAAAGATCTATGGGCTGCATTAGTTGCTGCTCTAGCACCCGTTGCATTAAGAGCACTTAATCCTAACGACAAGGCATTTGGCGTATTGCCAGATACAGGAGCCATCTCAGATGCTCTTGGAAAAATTGTTCCAGTTAAGAGTGCACCAAAAAAGAAAAAGGCTACTGCTAAAAAGAAGTAGTTAGTTAATTAGGAAGGGCGAATTTACTAAAATGGATTCGCCTTTCTTAATTTTTATAATGGGGAAATATGGACTTTGTTTATATATGTAAAGATGGAACCAACGAAGAACTAAGGTATTCAATTAGATCTGTTGTTGAAAGTTTTCCAGACTCAAACATATGGGTTGTTGGTGGTAAACCAGACTGGTATATAGGAAATTATATTAGAGTAAATCAAACACAAACAAAGTATAAAAATGCTGCAGAAAATTTAAAAAAGATTTGTTCTTCAAAAGAAATATCAGAATCTTTTGTTTTAATGAATGACGATTTTTATATTATTAAAAAGATAGACAATATAGAAACATTTCATGGCGGATATCTTTTAAATAAAATAAATCTTTATCAAAAAATTAATGGAAACTCTAACTATACTAGAAAACTTGCAGCCACTTATAAAAAAATTATAGGACTTGGCATTGAGGATCCATTAGACTATGAACTACATGTGCCAATGATTATGGAAAAAGAAAAACTAAAAGAAGTCTTAAAGTATGAAGATCAGTTTTTATGGAGATCTATGTACGGAAATACTTTTAATATTAAAGGAAAAGAAATGCAAGATGTTAAGGTTTATACAAAAGGACCATTAGTTTTTAAATCATATAATCTAAATATAGATAGTCATACATATTTATCTAGTGCAGATAGTTCTTTTGATATTATCTATAATAAAATTAACTTTAAACAAAAAACTAAATTTGAGAAATAAGATCTAGATATTTTTGTTTTAATATGCTTGGTGAAAAATTATTAACACCTATCTCATATGCCTGTTCTTTATTAACCATCTTATCTTTTGAAATAATATAGTTATCTATTTTTTTAGCCAATTCTCTTGGATCTGCCTCAAACAACTCAAGTCTAACCTTAGTTCTAATTGTTCCTATTGAATCACTTCTAACTAACCAATCTGAAGGTAAAATAAAATTATTTGGTGAAACATTTGTCATAAAAACTGGAAGAGCACTTAATAATGCCTCATTCATTGGTAAGCATAATCCAGCATATCTTCTTGGTAAAACCATTGCATCAAACCCATCATACATATCTTCTCTATTTTCTGGATTTCCAATTTCAATCTTAAGCCTAGGATCTTTTATATTTGTTTCTATTTGGCTTTGACTTCTAATAACTAACTCATAATTTTCTTTTGAGTATTTAAGCATCTCAATGACTGTCTCTGTGCCATTTCTATCTTTTGCTGCTTTTTTACCAGCAATATGAAGTACTCTATTATGAGATTTAGATAGGTTATTTTCTTTTACTTTGCTAAATAAACTTTCATTTGTTGGTGGTGGAAGATGAATTACTTTAGTTTTACTTCCAAACATTTTTTTTATATGTTCAATTTGCCAGATACTTGGTGATAATAAAACTGTGGGCAATGGTTGGTTTGGATTTGATAAATGTCCAAATAGTTCATAGTTATATTGAAGTATTGTTTTTACGTTCCTCTGATTCGCATATTTTATAAAATTTTGATCATAAAATGTTTCACAACTTAATACAACATCTATATCATTTAAAAATAGTTTAATTTGTTGAGAAGATGGAAACCCATGACTTTTTATACAGTTATACTCACTATACCATTCTGGATGCTGATTGTTTTTATTAAATGGTGTAGAATCAATTAAAAGAATTTTATCAGGATTTAGCATATTAACTAACTCTCTAGTTTGATTCCCTAATCCAGTATTGTCAGATCTTGCTATAATTCCTAATCTCATTCTTTATATCCCCAAATTTCATCATCACTGGTATATTTTCTAGTACCTTGACGACCATCTAGGTGATAAGACCTTTTAATGCTTCCTTCTGGATGATAAATCCAAAGTTTATGTTTTTCCCAACCATCTTGATTAAATTTATTATATGGAATCATATCATCTTGCACTTTGCCATGAAATATATCTTCTATAAAAAACTTTTCTTTGCAACTTGGTAAAACAATTTCTCTATAATATTTAGTAGTACTTAAGTGTGGTCGTTGACTCCATTGTGCAGTTTTCATAAAACCATCTTCAAGTCCAAACATTAAATGTTTATGTGGTTCTGGAATTTTTGTTTCAAAATGAAAACGAATAGTATTGGCTTTATCATACTCAAACATATCCAAACACTTATTCCAATTAATATCAATATCTGGGACAAGTGGTGCATCTCCCTCAACATAAAGAAGAAGCGGTGTTTGAATTTCTTTAATTGTTTTACGCATCATAGTAGTTTGATGACTATGCTCTTTAAACACAAATGGTATTATATTTTTATATTCATGCAAACATTTCCACAGTATGCGATTTTTATATTCATCATAATCTTTTTTACGATTTATTTGTTCTCCTCTTAATCCATCTATCTGCATTATAATTTCATTATCAGGAAAATGAACTCTAATATCATTAATGGTTTGCTCTATCATTGCTGTATTTGGATGATCTGGAATTATTGATGTTGCAAGAACTATAGTGATATCTTTTTTATTCATTAATTTGCCTCATTAGTTTTATACCAAGATCTCTTTTATATTTAATCCACCAACAAACAATTTCGTGCATATTGTTTGGATAATTATTTAATAATTCAGGAACTATTTCTTTTAATAAAAACCAATTATCTGTAGTTTTTATTGGAACTTCACTTTCAAAAATAAAATCATAATAATTAATTTTATTTCCTTTTGAATCAATTTCATCAACTATAGGCAAGCACAGCATTTCTATAGCCTCAAAAAATCTAAAAGAATCTATAACCTCTGCTCCACTTGGACAAGGAACAACTTTACTAGTAAACATTTTGTCATAATATATTTTTGGCTTTAGTCCTTCAGCAAATCCTTTAGTAGGTTGATAAAAAGAATTTGGCATAAATGGCATTATTTTTGCTAACTCTTGTCTTCTTTGATGAGTTATCTGTCCCGCAAAAAATATATCACACTGTTTATCTTGATACTCTGGTAAATTTTTACTTAAATGTTGAGGCACACCAACTGGTAGTTTGTTATACTTTTCATGCTTTTTGTGTGGATATTGAATCCATATTTCAATATTATTATGCCTAATTTGTTCTATATCAAATGTTGCACTCTCATCACCCGTAATAAATAAAACAACTCTATCTATTTTATTTAATTCATTTGATATTGTTTTTTCATAACCAATATTTTGTGGACCAGGTATAACTACAAACGCTCTTTCTTCTTTTGGAAGAGATGTAACATTGGTTGGTTTAATTTCATATTTATTAAAAAAATCTTTTATTAAACCATAATCCCATTTATGACTTGCAGAATCTTCTTCTTTTATTGAATAAAGATATGCTTTAATATTATTCATAAAATAAATGTACCTCATGCTGATAGTCAAGTAATGTTTCTTTATATCCAAGCCCCCACAACCAAAACCTTAAATCATATAAGTATTCATTCCATTGTTGCACCATAAATTCTGGATGACCAGATAACCAGATTTTAGGCTTAAACTCCTTTAAAACGCCTTCTGCGCCCCTTAAAACATGTCCTTCGCTGCCTTCTACGTCTAAAGAAATTGCCGTAGGAGGCTTAATCCCATGATCATATACACAGGAATCTATGGTAATTTGACCATAGGTATCTCCTTCAAGG